CATCTAAGTCAATAGAATTAAATTGTGAGAAGTAACCTGTAACGATTCCCGTTGCTACATCCAAGTCTTTTATACTTGCATCGTAATTTTTGAAACTTATATTCTTCATAAGCGATTATTTAAGTAGTGTTTAAAAAAGAGTGGATGTTTTACCACCCACCCTAAAACCAAAACACCAAACTATGATAGTACAAAGATACTAACTTTTTTAGCAATTATTTATATATGATATTATTTTCCTTATCTAACTTTGCTTTGGTAAGCATCGTACATTTACAATTCGCATTGTTTTCTATTCCACCTGCTGGGTCTCCTGGATGTTTCATCATTCTACCATCAGCGTTAAACTTCTTATCTAAATCAATAGTTTTACCACTTAAAGCTATGTGCCAATCTCTTGGCATCTTTGGATGGTCGTGCAACCAGGTCTTTTCCATTTCAATAGGTAATATCTCGCTTTGAGTAAATTTAGCAGCATTGGTAACCATTACTGATTCCGTTCTTGCTATAAGCCTTGCTCTTGTTTTTGACATTCCTACTTCCTTAACTAATCTACGTTCTGCACCTCTAAAGCCTTCGTTATTTTCTAAAGCAGTTTGAAATGCCGTTTGTATTCTTTTAAGACTTGTATCGTTAATATCTTTAATATGCTGACCGCCTATTGTGTTAAAGTAATCTTTTAAAGCTGCATCCATTATTGGATTCTCAAAGCCTACACCTATTGTTGCTTCAGGTGGTAAATTAGCTTTAAGCCATTTAACATAGCCTTTAGTTTGTTTACTCCAAGCAGTATTATAAAAAGTTTGCATAGCCGTTGCAATAGGTATTCCATTGTAAAGCATTGCAGCAATAGAGTTAGTAAACGCAACCGATTCCGATTCGTTTAAAGCATTTATAATAGGTTGTATAGATTCCTTTATAGCTTTAGAATACAAACGATAGCCGTAAGTCTCTAAATACTTTTGGAGTTTAGTGTCAAATTCTTCTTGTGTCATTATAGTGCTTGGTCGCTCATTCCTAATTCATCAAGATAAGTTAAGTTAGTAGGGACTAAAATTCTATCCATATCTTCCTGGTCTAATCTATCGTAATTCATTGCATCTCTTTTTTCGTTAGGAGTAATCCACCAACTTTCTTTCATTTGGGTAACTATTTTCTCCATATCCTTTTGCATTTCGGGAAACGCTTGAACATCGTAATCAATATAGTATTCTTTACCATCTCTTAAAGAGTAGTATAAAGCAACTTCGTTAAACATACCTCTAATCATATTTAAGATAGGAACAACAGTATTAGTAACTAATCCTTTGTAAGCCATTTCTTTGTTGTTGTACGAAGCCGAATCAGTAGCCATTAAAATTGGGTCTACACCAAACACCCTACATAAAGTATCTCTATCCGCTCCGATTGATTTGATAATTTCTAAGTCTGCTGGACTCATTCCGATTTGCTTATAATCTACAATACCGTTGGTAGCTACAATTCTCTTATAGTTATCTGCACCAGTAAGTTTAGTATCTATTTGTTGGTTTATCTTACTAATCTGTTCGCCATCTAACATTGCATCCTTATCCCCACTAAACAAAAGACCTGCTGCACCACCATTGATAAATGCTTTAGCTTTTGCTCTTGTACCTTCGTTAGAACTTGAAACAGTTTCCCAAGCAGCCATTAAAGGAGACATTCCATAAAGTTGATTACCACTAACATTATAATCAGGGTTAAAGAACTTAATATGATTAACCTCGTTTACTTTAAATTCTATTTCTTGATTCCCTATTTGTAGCTTATATGCACTAATTGGCTCAAAAGTTCCACTACCTATGATTTGTGTAAATTGTGATGGTAAAGGATAAAGTTTAGTAGGCACTCCTTTGTTTCTTCCAACCTCTGGCATAAACTTATAAGAGTAAGCGTTACCAGTAATCTCTAAAAATGAAACTAAAGATTCAATATACTCTTGTTGGCTTTGCATTTCGTTAGGTCTTGCAATAAGCCTATTCAAGTCCGTACCTTCAACTTCCGTTAATCCCTTCTTAAGTAAGTTGATAGGATTGTTCTTTGTTCTATTAAAACTCTTTTTGTTATCAATCTCGTAAACATAGAAAGGAACTGAAGCAGCCTTTTTAGCAATCATATTAATAATAGCAAATACATCAGGGTTGCCTTGATAACCACTACGAACATACGCTCTCGGGTTGTTAGGTATGTTAAAGAATATTCCGTTGAAATAAGAGAATAAAGATTGATTGTATTTGTTACCTGCATCACTACCTTGAGAAGGAATAAAAGCAGCTTTAATTCTTTGTATGAGATTCATAAGCAATTATTTTTACAAATTTACGATAATTTTAGATAACTTTTACATTACTACAAAGTCAAACTTCTTTAGTTCAAACCACATTCGCATCATCAAGGCATCACTTATATCGGGAGACCTACCTAAATGTTCTTTAACTTTGTCTTTTGGTAGAACCGCAAGTTTACCATCTTTATCAGCATTGTGTCTTTGTACCCACTCAAGTTCTTCGGTTAATTCCTTTTTAATCTTTACATCTTCGCTCATTACCCAAACACCTGCTTGATTAATTAGTTCTGCTAACTTGTAGTAGCACTCGGATTTTAAGTTAATGTAGTTTCCTGTTAAGGCTTTACTATTGTTAACGAATCCTTTGCAACCTACCTGGTCTACCGTTCCCCCACCAACACCATCTTCATCGGCTATTATTTGTGAATAAGGAATTGAATGCTTTTTAGCTAAATGTTTAATGAATGCACTTACTTCAGTAGTAGACTTTTGCGATAGCTTATGTATTTCAATTACCCTAAAGCCACTCCAAACCATAATCAAAGTATTATCCTTACCAAAACGAGCAATATCGGCTGATATGTAACCTTTACCACTTGGGATGTGTTCGTTACTGAACATATCTATTATCTTATCGTATTCAATTAGAGCGTTATCATTGTCATCGTACTCCCAGTTACCATAAAGTAACCGTTCCCTACTTTGATTGTCCAAAGTTTTTAAGGATTCAATATAATGTTTAGAGATGTATGGGTTATCTATTGCTAATGCTTGAATGAATGCTTTGTTATCTTCCAGCTTGTTTTCTTTGTGTGGCTTATAAAAGTTATTATACACCCATCCTTTTGCAGGGTTGCAAGTACCAAGTATTTTAGGAATTAAACCGTATTCATCAAGTTTATATCTTATCCTTGACTTAAGAATATTCCAAGCCTTTTCAGTTACCTGATTACATTCATCTACAAATATAACGCTACACTCAAGGCTGCCCAATTCGTCGTGGTGGGGGTCTGATGGATAAGTAAACAAGTCTTTAAGTAAGATTGTCGAACCATTTTGAAAGGTAATAATATTAGATTGTGCATTGTACTGGTAGTGAACACCTGACTTAAGACCTTGCATCCTGCATACATCGTAAAAAGAATTAAGAGTTGTTTCCTTTAGTGTCTTTAGGACTGCTCTGCCTATTAACGCTCTTATGCCAGGATATTTTAAGCAACATTTAAGAATCCAATAAACACCTAAAGCAGTCTTCCCACTTCCAGCACCACCACCATAAATAATCTCTTTGGTCTTATTGTCTTCGATTAAATCAATCGCTTGTGTCTGTTTTTCCGATAGGTGCATAGGTTCTTATTTCTTCAAATACTATTTTGGCTTGTATAGGATTGTTTGCATCCCCTTCTAAAGTTGTTCTTGCAAGTTTAGGTCTTGCGTATTCTAATAAGGTAAGATATGATTGCACAAAGTCTTTACCCTCTAAAGAGTTAAGTTCTTGGTTAAATCTATCCGTACCTTCTTCTATAATTATATTGACGAAATTGTCTATTAATAGTCTTTTTTGGCTAACTGCACCTTGTGGTCTGCCATTCGGATTTCCGCTTTTGCCTTTTTCAAACATTTTGTTTCTTTTTGTTATTTACAACAAAGGTAGCTATTTTATTACATTTCTTGAAAGTTCGTATTCCTTCCTTAAGTAACTAATCTTTTGAGTTAAGACATCTATAAAAGAATTGGTACTAAATCTTATATTCTTTACCTCTGCTAATCTTGCCTCGAACTTACCTTCTATTACTCTGTAAGGCTCTGACATAATTATAGCTTGTTTCTCTTTATTGCCTTGCGTTCCTTCGCCTTCTACAAATAACCTTGCTTCTTCTATCTTCCTGGTAGTGTAAGCATCTATGTAACCTTTGTGAATCTCTGCTTCCATTTCATTCAAAAGGAATAAATACCCAGCTAACTTTAAATTAGAATTGATTAAGTCTTCTATTGCATTGGTCTTATTGGCTTTTATTATCTCGGCTTTTATCTTATCTATCATAATTCGGCAACCTTTTGAGTGTATGTATCTATGTAAATTTGGTAATCTAATTTGCCCATCTTTTTTATTTGATGCCTTTTGTATTCAAGATATTCCATACCACCTTTACCTATTTCTTTTTCAAGTCTCTTATAATACTCTATGTAATTACCACTTCTTGCTATATTACACCCGTAGCACTGTGGTCTACAATTTTGTTCATCCCATCTTAAACTTAAAATACTTCTTGAATAGAAGTGTCCATTTTGAATCTTCTTATAATGATAAACCTTATCGCAAGTAAAGCACTTAACATTCAAATCTTCATCTGCATACTTTAAACGAATATAAGTAGAGAAAATAGTGTCTAATTTCTTTTTTAAAATAGTTGTACTCATTTTATAAGAATTTTAGTGTAACATACCTCAAATACCACTCCCCAAGTCATTGAAAATAAGATAATATCAAAATAACCAAAGATAGGCTTATAACAAACTATTGCTAAAGACATAAACAAAAGCATAAAAGCCTTGAATAAATGCCAACCATCCGTTAAGAAAGAAAGTATAGTTGAAGATAGAAAAAACTTCTCGCCATTTTCTTTTTCTCCCCACTGCCATTTGTTTCTCCAGGACATATTCCAATCCCAAAATTGCCTGTTTTTAAAGTTTCCAAATATAGAAACATAATACCTTGTTGAAAGTACATCCATTACCGAGTTGCAGAATGCTGCTAATATTACAAAGATTAAACTCATATTGTTAAATGTTAGTTCCCATTTTGGGAAATTATAAAGCTCATTATTGCACCCAATAGGGATTAAAAGTGAGCTACAAAGTTATTTTATACCCTATCGGTGTTATCTGTTCACGAATCTTGAACACTCAATTTTAATGAACACTTTTTCCACCATTTGACCACCATTTGTTAATTGTTTTTTTGGTGCTTGTTAAATGTTTGCATAATTTTTTAGTAAAGTTTCATACACTTTGTCCAGTTAATTCGTTAAAAAACAAGACATTACAACCTTTGTAATATTTGCAGGTGTTAAATCTTATCAATACCACCTAAACATCTTTTACAAGTCATCTATCATTTCAAGCGTTTTAACTCTTTCAGTTAATTCTGCTATAATTATTTCCGCTTCGTGCCTCAAAGTTAATAACTCATTTCGTAAAAGCAAATTCTCTCCTTGCAAATCAGTCAATATCGTAAAAGCCAAATTAAGCGTTTCTAAGGCAGTTAAATTATCTTGGTAGG